GTGGAAGCGGCTATTATGATACAATATAATATAGGAGATTTAAGTGATTACTAGTACTGGCAAAAATATAATATTGAAGTACCTACTTGGTCAAGTTCCCTCATATGCTTCATATATCGCTGTTGGTTGCGGTGCAAGGCCTTTAGAGCCATACGTTAGCGGTACAAAGCCAGACTATTCAAATAAGACAGAACTAGATTTTGAAATGTTTAGAGTACCAGTTTCTTCAAGGGGTATAGTAAATGAAGACGGTATATCAAAGATTGTGCTTACTGCAGAATTACCAACAGAAGAAAGATATGAAATAACTGAGGTTGGAATATACTCTGCAGGCTTTAATCGATTATTGAACTCTAGCGATAGCAAATCTTTGCTATCCTTTACTCAATCAGAAAACTGGACTATTAATGGATCTAATACTTTAAACATTGTTGCAGAACCATTAGATGATCCATTGATTCTAAACGTTGTTAAAGATTACTTTACTGTTAACGGATCATCTTTAGAGTTAGATATTTTTCAAACTAATGCAGATAATACTATTTTCTTAAATACATCTAGGTATGAAAAGAATGAAAGATCAAGATTTTTAAACAACATGGTTTTAATGAGAGGAGACTCTTCAACATTTTCTGGATCAACAGGAACACTAGTTGGTGCTGGTAACTTTATTCAGTTATCTGGAACATCCGCAAACCTTTCAAAATATTCTACCTCTGATGAACTCAGACTTGCTTTTAGTGTTTTAAATAAAGATGGTAGTGATGCAGACATCAATACATCAAAAATTGCTGCTCGAATTTTAGTAGAGTTTTCTGCATCTAATACTCCTGGTGCGTATGCAAGAATGGAAGCAAGAGTTGATCATGTTAACGATGACTCTGCTTATGATTTTGATGTAAACAGATATTTTGTTGTAAATAAAGAACTTAAAGATCTAAACACAACTCAGGGTTTTCCTTGGAAATCTGTTGATACAATTAAAGTTTATGCTCAAGTTCTTACTGGTGCATCAACTGCTAATACTGTAGATGATTCTTACTATGTAGCACTAGATGCCCTGAGAGTTGAAAGCAAAAACAATATAAATCCAGCATATGGTTTAACAGGTTATACAGTTGTAAGAAATATAGATTCATTACCAATTGTAAAAAGTCCTAATACTAGCAACTACATAGAGTTTAGGTTTGCTATGGATGTTGAATAATGGTAGATCAAAATATAAAAAAAGTTAGAATATTAAAAAAAGATTTACCTAATTATATAGGAAATAATGATGAACTATTTTATCAAATGAGATATAGAATTGTTTCTGAAGATAAGAATAGGTCTTCACATTGGTCACCAATACATAAACTAGAATCAACAAGTACGTTTGATGAAGTTGGTTTTGATATTGAAGATATTGCAGGAACAAGTATTCCTCATAATGTTTATATAGATGATTCAAACCATACGGCTGCAATTACTTGGACAATGCCATCATTATTAATTACAAACCCAACTGATGAACAAAAGTTAACACAAGTTTATGAAGGATCACTTAAGAGTTTTGATGTTTATGTTCAATGGAAAACAAGTGGAAGTTATGGTAGTTGGATCTGGGTTGGTATTTCTAATGGTAAGTACGATATGAAATATCCATCTACAGGACCAACGCACATGAAGTTTAGAGTACAAAAAGTTACACAAATTAAACAAGCCTTTGATGCTGCCACATATCTAATTAGTACTGAGCAAGCCCTTTAGTGGTATAATAGAATAACTATGGCTAGAATACCTCTCCCAAATCGTGGTCAACCACTTGATGTTGCTTATATGTATCAAATAGCAGATACTTTAAATACATTATCTACCCAAGTTTCACCATCACTTAATAAATATATGACAATAGATACTATTTCTTCTGGAAAACAAGATGTGAAATCATCTGAAATGAGAATGGTTGGTGGATATGTAGAGGTTGCAAATAATAGTACAGTTAGTGCTGGAAACGAACTTCCATTTTCTTTAAGTTATTCTGGATTTAAGTATGCCCCAATTGTTACTGCTACCCCAATAAATATTGATGGTACTTCTGCTGGATCTGACATTTCTGTAGTGTTAAAAAATGTTACAGTGTCAAAAGTGGATGGAGTTGTAAAGTTTAAAACAAGTGGCAATGTTTCTATTGGTATCAATATAATTGCACTTGGAATTCCTAATTAATGTTAGAATGTAAAAAATGTAAAGGAAGAATGTTTCTTGATAGACTTTATAGTTCTCGTCTTCATCTAGAATTATATTGCATGTCTTGTGGGACAAGAGAGTTTATGAACCCACCACAGAGCGTCATAGGAGGATCATGGCTGTTAGAAAAGGAAATCTTGAGAGCGAAGCATACAATCTCGCCCCTGTAATACCTGGCAATAAAAAGGTTTGGTTCTTAAACGGTGAGTTAGTAAGGATTCACCATTTTAATAAATCCAACGGAATCATGTCTGTATATAATATTAATAAAGATAGAATTGAAAGTTGTTTAATTTCTGATTTTAAAAATAAAAGAGAACGTGCATATACAGTTAGAGAAACGGCTGAATTAGTAAATAGACATAAAAAATATATGCCTTCTTTAATGAGACGAGGGATTATACCATTCCCTACTGGATCACAAAAAGGCGGGGCACGAGGATGGCAAGTAAGATCATATTATTCAGAATCACAAGTAAAAGACATACGTGATATACTTGCTTCGTACCATATAGGTAGACCAAGGAAAGATAATTTAATTACAAATGATATTACTCCTAGTACGCAAGAGTTGACTAGAAGAATGGGTGATGGTATACTTAAATATACGAAGACAGAAGACGGTAGATTTATTCCAATTTGGAACGAATCGATTAACTAGCAATAAGGAGTGGGTATGCAAGAAAACGATAATACCAAGGTTTCTATTACTCTTGGTTATACATTAAATCTAGGTAATTTTCAATCACTAAGATTAGATCTTGGTGTGGTAGATTCTAAGAAAGACGGAGAAACTACTAGCGAAGCATTTGAAAGAGTTTATGGTTTTGTTGAAAGTAAACTTACTGAAAAAATTAACGAAGCAAAAGCAGAAATAATCGATTAGTGGCTGAACGCAAAGACCGAATGGCTTTGCTAGGAACATACGCTAAACACCATAAGGTTAAGTATGGGCAACAGCCATCAATAAATAAATGGACAGAGCAGTGGTCTGCTGATGCCCTTATAGAATCATACGGATTAGGTACATGCTATGATTTACTTGAATATTATTTTAAGGTAGCACAAAGTCCTAGTTGGAATTATTTTTCATACAATGCTGAAAAAATTTGGAATGCTAAAATAGATAAAGAAAAAGATAACTTTGAAAGATTAGAAAGACGAAAAAAAGCAAAGGAGTGGCTAAGTGAATAATGTTGAAGCAAAGGTAATTTCTGCAGTACTACAAGACAAACAATTACATGTTCTGCTTCAAAACAATGTTGACAATCTGTTAAAAACCCATAATGATATTTGGAACTTTATTAGAATATACTTTGAACAAAACTCTACAGTTCCACCAGTATCCCTTGTCGTAGAAAAATTTAGAGACTTTAAGCCAGTAGAAAATGTAGGATCAACAAAACATCATTTAGAAGAATTACAAATTGAATATTTAAACGATAGTCTTAAAGATATACTAAGATCTGCTGCATCTGATGTTTCAGATAACAAAGGTACAGAAGCCTTAAATAATCTTATTACAAAAACTTCAGAATTAAAAAAGAACACTTCTGCAATACGTGATATTGATGTCACTGACTTACAGTCTGCTATTGCATATTTTGAAAATCTTAAAAAACAACAAGAACTTGGTTTGGTAGGAATTACCACTGGGCTTCCAGGGTTTGATAACTACTTACCGTCAGGAATCATGCCAGGGCAACTGGGAGTGTTTCTTGCATACCCAGGTATAGGTAAGTCTTGGTTAGCCCTTTATTTTGCCGTACAGGCCTGGAAACAAGGCAAATCTCCACTGATCATATCTTTAGAAATGGGTGAAGCAGAAGTCAGAAATCGTGTCTACACGATCATGGGAGAAGGACTTTGGTCACACAGAAAATTAAGCAAGGGTGAAATTGAACTTGACATGTTTAATAAGTGGCATGCAAATAAAATTTCAGGGAAACCAGAATTTCATATTATCTCAAATGACAATGGTGGAGAGATTAATCCATCAGTACTTCGTGGAAAGATAGATCAGTATAAACCAGACTTTGTTATTGTTGATTATTTACAACTTATGAGTCCAAACCAAAGGTCTGACAACGAAACGGTACGAATGAAAAACCTTTCAAGAGAACTTAAACTTATGGCTATTGGTGAAGAGATTCCTATTATTGCAATATCTTCTGCAACTCCAGACGATGTAAACGATTTGAGCAGTGTCCCAACATTGGGTCAAACTGCATGGTCTAGACAGATTGCATATGATGCTGATTGGGTAATGGCACTTGGTCGTGCATCCAATAGTGACATTATCGAATGTGCTTTCAGAAAGAACAGAAATGGATTTATGGGTGAGTTCCTTGTTCAGGTAGACTTTGATAAAGGGTATTACAGATACAAAGATTATGAAGATAAGCAGTTATAATAGTATGTGGACAATTATCATCATAAACCTATCAAGAACTTTAACCTCAGTGGAACCATACACGATGATTCAGCCATTGAAAGGCTTAAATCTGAATATGTAAAACTGCTAGTATCAGAGATGAGGCTATCTGGTTATGTGCCAAAATTTGACATAGAACCTGACTTTACGATAGACTATAATCTAAAGACAAAAAGTTTTGAGTTTGAAATAACAATATACGGAATATATGTAGGAAAGAGAAAGAGTGAATGGATAGACGGAATAAGTCAGGCAACACCAATATATACACGAAAGAACAAATTGAAAGAGTCATTGAAGGATCAGGTTTAAACATTGAGTCACAAGTAGGCTCTGAATTTATTGTATTTTGTCCGTTTCATAATAATCATAGAACTCCAGCAGGCGAAGTTAACATGAACACTGGAATGTTTTTTTGTTTCTCTTGTAATAAAATAGCAGATTTAATTGAGTTTGTAATGCATATTACAGGTAGAACATATTTTGAATCCGTGAGATTTATTAAAGACAAAGAACAGAATATGGATATTGAAAAACAGATTAATAAAAAGTTATCTGTTAAACCAGATTTTGTTCAGTTTGACGAGTTAATAATTAAAAGATTAAATAATCAGGCTTTAGAGTCTTCAAGGGCAATAGAATATTATGCTAAAAGAAAAGTAACTCAAGAATCAATAGTTAAGTTTAATTTGGGTTATTCTGAAAAACAAGATATGGTAACAATACCAGTTCACTCACCAGACGGAATGATGATAGGTTTTGTTGGAAGATCTATTGATGGAAAAGAATTTAAAAATACTCCAGGTATGCCAAAATCTAAAACATTATTTAATCTTAATAGAGTTAAGGCTGCTAATAAAGTTTATGTGGTAGAATCTTCTTTTGATGTTATAAGATTAGATCAAGTTGGATTTCCAGCAGTTGCAACACTTGGGGCAACAATATCTAGTCAACAGGTAGAGTTGCTTAAAAAATATTTTAATGATATTATTGTTATTGCAGACAATGATGAAGCAGGAAATAACATGAAAGACAGGCTTATGGAAAAACTTGGCTCTCGTGTTGGTGTAATAAAGTTAGAAAAGCAGTACAAAGATATTGGCGACATGGATGACGAATCTATAAAGAAACTTGAATTTAGATTTGACAACTCTATAATCGCTATGCTAAAATAGAATAGAACAAACAAAGGAGAACGAATGAGCGTAGTAAAGGGATTAAAAAATATCAACGCCCTGCTCGACAAACCAAAATATGAAGGTACAGGATCAAAAGTAAAGTGGTTAAAACTTGCAGATGGTCAATCAGCAAAAATCAGATTCATTGAAGAACTTGATGAAGATTCTGCTAACTATAATGAAAAACGTGGACTAGCACTAGTTGTTAGGGAACACGTAAATCCAAAAGACTACAAGCGTCGTGCTGTAGATACAATGGAAACAGAAGGCCGCGATTGGGCTGAAGAAATGCATCGTAAAGATCCAAAGGCTGGCTGGAGAGGCCGTCTTCGTTTCTACTGCAACGTTCTTGTAGACGATGGCATTGAAGCACCATATGTTGCAATTTGGTCTATGGGGCTAAGCAAGCAATCATCCTTTAATACAATTCGTGAATATGCTTTAGAAACAGGAAGCATTTCAAATATTACATGGAAGTTAAAGCGTAACGGTCAGGGAACTGAAACTAGTTACACTCTTATTCCATCTGCTCCAGATACAGAACCGTTTAATTGGGAAGGTATTGAACCTCATCCATTAGAATTGGCTCTTAAGAAAGTTCCTTATGCAGAACAAGAGGCTTTCTACTTGGGGTTTGATTCTCCATCTACTACTTCGTCAACAAACACTGACTGGTAATAGATGAGTTATGTAGGCTTACACGTTCACACACACTATTCATTATTTGATGGTGTTGCTACTCCAGAAGAATATATAGACCGTGCAGTTGATTTGGGTATGCAAGCAATTGCAATCACAGATCACGGAACCTTATCTGGGCATAGAGAACTGTATCGAGGTGCAAAAGCAAAGAACGTTAAGCCTATTCTTGGCGTAGAGGGCTATATGTGTCAAGATAGATTTGATACAAGAGACAAGTCTGAGAGAGACGGTCAACTTGATTTAGTCTATAACCATATAGTCCTTCTCGCTAAAAATAAGATTGGTTTAGAAAACTTAAATAAAATAAATGAAATTGCTTGGACTGAAGGATATTTTAAAAAACCAAGATTTGATTTTGAAATATTAAAACAATATTCAGAAGGTATTATAGTTACATCTGCTTGTCCAAGTAGTGTGCTTGTTAAAGCCTTGGAAGAAAATGCATTTGCAGTAGCAAAAAAATACATTGAATGGTTTAAAGATACTTTTAAAGATGATTATTATATTGAAGTAATGCCACATAATCCTGCTGAGATAAACAAACAACTTATTGCTCTTGCTGACGAATTTGGTGTAAAAGTAGTTGTTACCCCAGACTGTCACCATAGTTGCAAAGAACAAAGAGAAGTGCAAGAATTTAAACTGCTGTTAAACACACATGCTAAAGTAGAAAAAGATCATACATACGATAAGTCTAAAAAGCATAAAGATATGATGGAGCGTTTAGATTATCTGTACGGCAAGGATAGACAGATAACATTTAATAAATTTGACATACATTTGTTAAGTTACGAAGAAATTAAATCTGCCATGGAAAAGCAGGGTATATTCAGAGAAGACATATACTCTAATACTATAGAGATTGCCAATAAGGTAGAAGACTATGACTTACAAGAAGGCTTGGACTTATTACCAGTTCAATATAGAAACCCAGATAAAGAATTAAAAGACATTGCAATGCAGGGTTTAAAAGATAAAGGTTTGTTAGAAGATCCTGTATATGTAGAAAGACTTAATGATGAGTTAAAGGTAATTAAAGATAAAAAGTTTGGTCCATATTTTCTAGTTGTGCAAAGCATGATTAACTGGGCTAAAAAAGAAGGAATCATGGTTGGTCCTGGTCGAGGATCTTCTGCTGGATCACTTTTATGCTATGCTTTAAATATTACAGATATTGATCCAATTAAACATGGTTTACTTTTCTTTAGATTTATTAATCCAGAACGTAATGATTTTCCAGATATTGATACAGATATTCAAGACTCACGTCGTGATGAGGTAAAAGATTATCTAGTTAGACAGTATAGACACGTTGCATCTATTGCTACATTTTTACAATTTAAAGATAAAGGTGTTGTTAGAGACGTATCAAGAGTTTTAAATATTCCTTTGTCAGATGTTAACAAAGTTTTAAAGTTAGTGGACACATGGGAAGAATACTGTAGTTCAAGATCAACAGATTGGTTTAGAGAAAAATATCCAGAAGTACAAGTTTATGGAGAACAACTACGTGGAAGAATTCGTGGAACTGGTATTCATGCCGCAGGTGTTGTAACAAGTAAGAATCCTATTTTTAGATATGCACCACTAGAAACAAGGTCATCACCTGGAAGCGATGAAAGAATTCCAGTAGTTGGTATTGATATGGAAGAAGCCGAAAGAATTGGTTTAATTAAAATAGATGCACTTGGTTTGAAAACTTTAAGTGTTATTAAAGATGCTATAAGTATGATTAAAGAAAATCACTATGTAGATATAGATCCATTAAAAATTAATATGGAAGATCCTAAAGTTTATGAAATGCTTTCTGATGGATATACAAAAGGTGTGTTTCAATGTGAAGCAACACCATACACAAACTTATTGGTTAAGATGGGTGTTAAAAATCTAAATGAACTTGCTGCATCTAACGCACTAGTTAGACCAGGTGCAATGAATACTATTGGTAAAGATTATTTGGCTCGTAAGCATGGTAAACAAAATGTATCTTATGTGCATCAAGTAATGAAAGAATTTACATCTGATACTTATGGATGTGTTTTGTATCAGGAACAAGTTATGCAGGCTTGCGTGCACCTTGGTGGCATGACAATGGCCGATGCAGATAAGGTTAGAAAGATTATTGGTAAAAAGAAAGATGCGAGGGAGTTTGATGTTTTTAAAGAAAAGTTTGTTGAGGGTGCTTCTAAGTATGTTGCTCCCAACGTTGCTCGTGATCTTTGGCATGACTTTGAGGCACATGCGGGATATTCGTTCAACAAGTCTCATGCAGTTGCTTACTCTACGCTCTCGTATTGGACAGCGTGGTTAAAGTATTATTATCCACTTGAGTTTATGTTTGCTTTGCTTAAAAATGAAAGCAATAAGGATACTCGTACTGAATATTTAATTGAAGCAAAAAGAATGGGTATTCCAGTTAAGTTACCACATATTAATGACTCTGATATAGATTTTAAAATTGAAGGTAAAGGAATTAGGTTTGGTCTTTCTGCTATTAAGTATATATCTGACAATATTGCTAAAAAGTATATTGATGCCAGACCATTTAATTCATATAAAGAGTTAGAAGAGTTTACTTTTACTAAAGGTAATGGTGTAAACAGTAGAGCACTTAATGCACTGAAACTTATTGGTGCTGCTACATTTTCTGATAACCCTAGAAACGATGAAGACATTCGTCAAAACTTATATGAAGTTTTAAACTTACCAGAATTTAATGTTAGTCTTCCCGCACATTATCATGCCTTTATAAAAGAAATAGAAGATTATGATGAAAAGGGTTCATTTGTTATTATGGGCATGGTAAAAAGTATTAAAAGAAGTAAGGGTTGGTCTAGAGTTGAAGTGCTAGATAAAACTGGTAGTGTTGGAATATTTGATGAAGAACAAACAACTATTGAAACTGGACAAACATATTTGATTCTTGTTAATGATAATAGAATTCTTTCTGCAATACCAGTTGATCAAATTAAAGGATCATCAAGTGCCTTGGTTAAGTTTTTAAACTATAAGCAATTACCGTTTACAAATGAAGAGATGTATGTGGTATCATTTAAACCTAGAATAACAAAAGCAGGCAAAAAAATGGCATCACTAACTTTGGCAGATACATCAAGAGACCTACATTCAGTTATGGTATTTCCAACATCATTTGCACAGGCTTATATGAAATTAGAAGAGGGACATGCTTATAAATTTACTTTGGGCAAAACAAAAGACGGAACCGTAATCTTGGAGGATATCAATGGTTAGCGTAGAAGAAGTATTATCACAGTTAGATCCTAAGTTACGTAAAAGACTTGGTAATGGAGTGGGGATAAATTTTGAATATCAACCTACACCTAGTTTTGGATTAAATCGTGCACTTGGTGGAGGACTTCCATATGGTAGGCAGGTTTTAATTTGGGGAAGTAAGTCTTCTGCAAAATCTTCAATGTGTTTACAGATGATTGCTCTTGCACAAAAAGAAGGAAAGGTTTGTGCTTGGATTGATTCTGAAATGTCATACTCTGAGGATTGGGCTAAATCACTTGGTGTTGATCCAGAAAAACTTATTTATTCACAGGCAAGAACCATCAGCGACATGGTTGATGTAGGTGTTGGATTAATGAATGCTGGAGTTGATTTGATTGTTGTTGATTCAATAACATCAATGCTTCCTGCAATCTATTTTGAAAAAGATACTGATGAAATGAAAGCATTAGAAAATACAAAACAAATTGGTGCCGAATCTCGTGACTTTAGTAATGCTTGGAAAATGTTAAATTACGCAAACAATAAAGTAAAGCCAACATTGTTAGTACTTATTTCTCAATCAAGAAATAATATTAATGCAATGTACACCAGTCAACAACCATCAGGTGGTCAGGCTACAAAGTTTTATTCTTCTTGCATTGTTAAACTTTTTTCTTCAGAGTCAGACAATCAAGCACTCAAAGGAAAGATTCAAATTGGGGATAAGTTAATAGAAGAAAAAATTGGAAGAAAGATAAAGTGGGAACTACAATTTTCAAAAACATCTCCAGGTTTTCAATCTGGTGAATATGATTTTTACTTTAGAGGAGACAGCCTTGGCATAGACGCCATAGGTGACCTTGTAGATACAGCAGAGTCTGTAGGTATAATTAACAGAACTGGTGCGTGGTATCAACTTGAAGACGGTACAAAAGTTCAAGGTAGAGAAGGATTCATTGATAGAGTAAGAGAGGACCTTGATCTTCAAGATATGATTAAGAAAAAACTTAGTGTCTAACTATACTCTTTATAATGGCAAGTTTGTTTGTCATACCTGCAAGGCTATAGTAGCAACCTTAAGATCTTACACAGAGACTAAAGAGTTAACGTGGATGTGCAAAGAAAAGCATTTAAGTAAAGTAACGCTGGTACATAAACGAAAGAAGGATTATGAGCGAGAAGAGCGAAAGTAAAAGAATAGGTGCTACGCAGCACAAGAACTCAGGAAGAAACACCGTAAAGGGTGATGCTTCTTGGAATAACTTTGTAATTGATTTTAAGGAAGTGTCTAAGTCTTTTACTTTAAACAAAGAGGTTTGGGCTAAGGCTGTAACAGATGCTCTTAAGAAAAACATGGATCCAGCAATAGTTGTGGTTTTAGGACAGGGTAATAACAAGACAAGACTAGCCATTATTGAAATGGATATACTAGAACAATTAACAGATAGGGTATAATAGTAATATGGAAAATATAGTATTGAATGATTTGTTTACTAAAGAAGAGTGCATTGAGTTGCACCTTATGGTTCAATCTGAAATGACAAACAGGCCACACGTTGATATTGTACATGACGAAAATGGATCACTTATTAATCAAGATGATGTTGTAATGATAGATAGAGAAAACGGAAGATTGATGGCAGAAATACTTCCAACTCCAGAACATATTATTGAAAAGTTAAAAAAGGTTATGAAAGATAACTATGGATCATGTGAGTACATTAGCACAGTGTATGCAGAATATTCCTCTAACACTGGAAGCCCAAAATTAAATGGTCACTTTGATCAAAAAAATGACACGACTTTATTAGACTATCAGTTACATTCAAACACAGTTTGGCCAATCACAATTGATAACATAAACTATGAACTAGCCGATAACCAAGGAGTAATCCTTAGACCACTAAAACAATTTCATGGTAGACCACAAAAGAATTTTAAAAAAGATGAGTTTGTAAATATGCTATTCTTTTTCTTTCAAAAACCAACAGATAGGGATTAAGTGAATACTTTATCAAAAGAAGAGTTAGAAAAAGGTTTTGTAGACAATAAAGATTTTGAGGCATTAGAAATAGAAGATGTTTTTGATGAACATCACTTGTTTACAATCAAGCATCATTATAAAAGATTTCAACACTATTACACTACAACTGGTTATGCTGGTCAAAGAAAATGGGGCATGGGATATCCAGAAATTTCTAAAAGACTAGAAGAACTAGTTAGTAAAAAACTTGGAGACGAAGTTGTTTTAACAGAATTAGAATTATGCATTTATACACCAGACTTTGGCTATGAACCAAAACTATATCCTCATTATGATAATCATTCAACAGAAGGACAAAGGTTAACTGTTTCTGTACAGATTGATTCAAATGTTGATTGGGATTTATTTGTTGAAAATAAAAGATACAAGACCAGCAACAACAAGGGTTTAGTCTTTTCTGGTACTCAACAAATACATTGGAGAGATAACTTAAAGTTTAAAAAAGGTGATTTTGTGGCAGCAGTATTTGGTCACTTTAAATATAAAAACAATAAACCTCAAAGTCCAAACCAAAAAGCAATAATGGACTATTGGGAAACAAAATATCAAGAAGAAACTGGTATTCATCTTGATCCATTACCTATCGATCCAACAGCAGGAAACTGGGCACGTAAGGACGAATGGATTCAAACTGCTAGTGATAATTTTTTTCAGGGAGAACAATAATGTCATTTGATCCAGCAATATATAATGAAGAGTTAGAAAAAGGAATTGTACCAAATAGAGATTTTGAAGTATTTGTTTACAAAAATATGATTACTGAAGAACATAATAAAATTATCTATCAGGAAGTTGAAAGAGTAAAGAATAACTTTATTACTCAAGATTTTGTTGGACACAGGGCTTGGAATTTTTATAATGAAGAGTTACAAAAATATTTAACTACCTGGATAAGCAATCTTTTGGGTGAACAAATGATTTTAAGTGAATTATCTTTTGCAAGATATTCTCGCGAGTATGGTTATGAACCAAAACTATTTCCACATTTTGATACTCATGAAAAAGATGGACAAAGAATAACCCTTGACATACAATTAAATGCTACTACACCTTGGGCAGTTGTAGTAGAAGGTGAGTCTTTTAATTTAGAAAATAACGATGGTTTAGTTTTTGCTGGAACTCAGCAAGTACATTGGAGAGAAAATAAAACATTGTCAGATACAGATAAAGTAGATATGTTATTTGTTCATTTTAAATATGCTGATCATAGACCTTGGAGCAAAGATCAAAAGTTAATTTTAGAATATTGGTCTCACAGGTTTAGAGAAAAAACTGGCATAGAAAGACAACCAGTACCAGTAGAAGCAAAGTAAACAAATGAATTATAAGGATGCTCCAAATAAAGTTGTAGATAACTTTTTTACAGAAGGTGAAATAAAAAGAATATACGATATAGTGCAAAACACTGATCGTACAGACTTTCAACAATACCTAAGTTATGTAAGTTGGCACATTGAGTTGCCACAAGACATTGTAGACAAAGTTACTAAAATTGCTGAAGATATTGTTGGCGAAGGGTTAGTTCTTGCAGAATATAATTTTTCTAGATATCAAAAAACAATATCTGACTGTAAAAAGTTATGGTTTAATCCATTACTATTTCCACACATAGATGATGCTTTTGATGGCAGAAGATTTACAGTTGATGTGCAATTAAAATCTAATGTTGATTGGGACATAGTTGTTGATAATTGGAAGTCTGAACAAACATTTAAACTTAATGACAACCAAGCACTAACATTTTCTGGAACACATCAAGTTCACTGGAGACCTAAAAAAGAATTTAAAGATGAAGAATTTTTAGAGGCCTTATTTTTACATTTTGTTCCTAAATTTAATAATTTTAAATCCACAGAAGAAAAAGAAGAGATTATTGGTAAAAGAGATTACCAATATAATGTGTGGGAGCAAACACCAGGTATCAGTTCAAACCCAACAGAGGGATCATACTAATGACAGAGATGCACAAGTTTTTAACTGATTTTAATAAATATAATAAAAAACTTCCATTTTATATTGAAAAACCTTTTACACAACAACAAGCAGATTTGTTAAGAAGCACTATTGAAGAAAATAGAAACATTGTAGTAGATGATTTAATTAAATCAGATGATGCAACTATATCAGCCATGAATAGGTTTTATCCTAAAAAAATTACAATCATGTCTAGAGAGTTAATCGAATTTGAATGTCCAAAAGAAATAGAAGATATTATGGACTCGTATGCAAAACCAGTATATAAAGAAGAAATAAAACTATGTCACTACAATTATATTAAATATGATATGCAGTATGGAGACGGAAAGTATGCACCATCGCTTCCGCCACATATTGATGCTGATGAGAACCTAGTTACTTTTAATTATCAAATTGGTGGCAACGTTGATGACTGGCAACTAGTTATTGATGGTGAACATTATGATCTTAAAAACGGTGACGCTATGGTGTTTAGTGCAGTTAATCAAGTTCATTGGAGACCTAAGAGACACTGGAAGCCTGGAGAATATGTTGAGATAGTTAGTTTTGATTATTGTCCTCCAGATAATTATAGATTTTTAGGAGATGAAAACCCAATAGATAATCAACACCACCCTGAATTAAGACAAAAATATATTGATGAGTTAAATCAACATCCAAGATTTCAACAAAGTTGGACACAGTATCACGAAGAAGGAAACAAACTAGGAATAGCAGATAATGACAACGGAGGATTTGGTCTTGGAAACTGAAAACAGTAAAACAACATTAGAGATGGTTAACGGTCTTGCTGAAATAGCAGAGTATATGCAAGATGAAGAATTAACTACAGCATTAACATTTATTGCAAAGGTTATTATTAAGCCAGATATACCAATGAATGTTGCAACTATAGAAATTGTTAGACTGCAAGCAATTGCAGCAAAGATGTCCTTTAAAGCAACTTGGATGACCAATGTTGATAAAAACGATAGAGCAAAAAAGAATATATATTATACTGCTGCAGAGTCAATTAATGATTTAGTTTCTGCTCTTAAGTACATTACGCGATAGTCTGCTATACTATATTAAAAGGACAAACATGAAAAATTTATTACAGCAAGTTATGATTAAAAAAGAAATACATAATGGCGATGTAGACTTTACTAAAGGTCTAATTGAATCAATTGAAAAAGGATATACTGCAAACTTAAAACCTAAGTATGCAAAAAAATATAGTTTTTCTCCATCAACATTAGTATGGAACCATGGTGAGTGTGCAAGATTTTGGTATTTAGCCTTTGAAGGAACTGTGTGGGAAGATAACGCAGATGCTTACGGTGTTGCTAACAGAACAGGTGGTAATCTAAGTCACGGTAGAATTCAAGATGCTTTATTAAAATCTGGTGTTCTTGCTGAAGATTTAGAAATGGATCCAGAGCCAAGAAAGTATAATAAACAAATACATCCAGCAATGGAGTTGGCTGTAAGATCTGAAGATCCTCCTATCAATGGATTTGCAGACGCTATGTTGCATTACAACGGAACTGACATTGTTGGCGAAATTAAAACTGTGCCAAATGAAGGTTTTGAATATAGAAAAATGCATAGAAAACCAAAGATGGATCATTTAAAACAAGTTCTTATTTATATGAAAGTATTTAAAAAAGATAAGGGTGTATTGATTTATGAAAATAAAAATAATCATGAATTGCTTACACTTCCTATTGAACTAAACGATCATTACCGCAGGTGGGTTAACCAGGCATTTGATTGGATGAGAACAGTTCGCAAAGCATGGGTTGATCAAACTATTCCTAAAAGGAATTATAGATCTAACTCAAAAATTTGTGCAAGATGTCCAATTCAAAAAGCATGTTCTGAAGCAGAGGCGGGAACTATTAAAATAGATTCCTTGGAGAACCTTGGTGAAGAACTGTAAATGGTGTGAAAATAAATTTAAAGCAAAAGTAACATATCAGATATATTGTTCTGAGGAATGCAGAGAGGCTGCAACTAAAGAAAAAATTGCTGAAAGATATGTTATTTCACGTAGACAAAAAAGAATTGGTAAGGCTAGAAAGTGCAAAAACTGTGGCAATGATTTGTCAATATATAATGATGAACCAATATGTACTTTTTGTTTAATTAATCCAGTAGAAGTTGTTAAGGCTTTAAAGAAAATGAGGATTATTATTAATGACAAAGAATAAGTGGGGCCTAGAGATTATGCCTAATAATATTTGTGCAATGGATGCAAGCACAAATAGTTTGGCTTTTTCTGTTTATAATAACAAACAACTTGGTTTTTTTGGAAAGATTAATTTTACTGGTAATACAACATATGAAAAGGTTGGGGATGCTTGCATAAAGACTCAGGCATTATTTGATCTTTATGATATAGATGCTGTGGTTATAGAGCATACAGTATTTATGAATAGTCCAAAAACTGCTGCAGATCTAGCCCTTGTACAGGGTGCCATTATAGGTGCTTTAAAAGTTTGCGGGGTATCAACAATAGGATCAGTATCACCAATCACATGGCAAAACTTTATAGGTAATAAGAAGATATCAAAAGAAGAAAGAATATTAATTGCAAGTCAAAACCCTGGCAAGTCAGAGTCTTGGTACAAAACATATGAAAGAAATTTAAGGAAAGAAAGAACTATAAGGTTTGTCAATACTATATATGATAAAAATATAAGTGATAATGATGTTGCTGATGCCTGTGCTATAGGTCATTGGGCTATTAACAATTGGAACAAGGCCATGAGGATTGAGGAATAGTGCCAGAGTTAAATGCAAACATTCCACCAATAGAGTGTTATGTCAGAGGCAATTTTTTAAGAGATCAACAAGACTCTCATGATCAATATTTTCCTGTGGTAATTTTTGGTGTGTCAAGTGTAAAATCAAGAAGTCCGTTGTTTCATTTCTTGATGGAGGATGGTGGCCTTTGGTGG